ATCTGGGCCGAGCGTCACGGCGCCGATCGTGCCGTCGCCGGTGCCGCTGATCTTTGCGCCGGTCGCGGTCTTGAGTTGACCGAGAACGGAGCCAGCGGCCAGGTCCTGGCCGGAGTTGAGCTTGCCGTTCTCGCGGGACATGCAGCCGTTGGCTTCGGACAGGATGTAGCCGCCGGCATGGGTCGTTTCGGTAAGAGCCATGTTGTCCTCCAGTTACTGCCGCTGGTGATGACCAGACCCCGCGGCGGCAGCGCGGCGGCGGTTGTAGATGTCGGTCGCGCTTTCCACCTTCTGCGCCGTCGCGGCCTGCGGCGGCAGCGTGACGATCTCGACCTCGCCGGTGGCCTTGGCGTCGATGAGCTGCGCTCGTACCGCGGCGATGTCGGTGTTCGCCGCGACGTAGTCGGCGGCGAGCGATTCGACGCCGGCAGCAAAACACGCGTCGCGAACGGAGCTGGCGTATGCGATCGCGGTGTCCGCAGTTTGATTAGCGGGCCCGCGTTTGATCAGCGCGCGCGCGACGGCATCAGGCAGCGTCGAAATGCTGACGCGCGAAACAAACTCGGCTAGCGCGACCTCCGGCGATGGTCCCGATGCCACGACAGGAAGCAGACCGGCGGACATCTTCATCGGCTTCTTCTTGCGCGCGCCAGCATTGGTGTCATCGTCATCGCTGGCGTTTTCTTCAACCGCGACAAGTTCCGAGTCGACGTACCATTTGTGCACGCCCATATCCTCCATGCCGTCCACAATCACGCCGTACGGTGTCTCGGTGCTGACGATTTCGATCGTCCCGAACTTGTGCGCGGGGTCGTGCGGTTCCTTGATCTCCACGCGGTCGCCTTTGACGAACTTCGTGGAGTCGCCTCCCGACGCCGGCTCCACGCTGGTCTCGAGATGCTCCATCAACTCGTAGTAGGTGCCGATGCGATCGGCAAAGCCGATGCGCACGCAGTCCTCGCCCTGATAGACCTGCGCCTCGGTCGCGAGTACCGCGTCGACGTCCATGCCGCGGTAGCGCGCCACCGACGCCGCGAAGAGCGTGCGCATGCTGTCCATGCGCTCCTGCAGCCACGCGCGGGTCTTGTCGTCGAGCGGCGCGTGCGGGCTCATGTCGTTCTTGTGCGCGCCGGAATAGATCGCCGTGATGCGCACGCCGAGCTTCGCGTCGAACGCCGACTGGTCGATGTGATACGCAATCACGCCGACCGATCCACCTCCGCCGGTCCGCGTAATCCAGATCTCGCCGCACGACGCGGCAATCGCGTACGCCGCCGAGTAGGCGTAGTCGTCGATGACCGCTATGACGCGCTTCTCGCCGCGCGTCGCGTAGATGTGGTCGGTCAGATCGAACAGGGCCGCGCCCATTCCGCCAGGCGATTCGATGCGCATGACGATGGTCTCGATCGTCGAGTCCGTCCGGGCACGATCGTAGCTGCTGCGCAGTTCCTGATAGCTGAGGGGACCGGGATCGCAGAGGTCGCCCTCGTAGCGATTGACGAGACCGCCGGACACGTTGATCACTGCGACGTTGCGTGCGGGCGTAACAACCTTGCCGAATTCGTCCTTCGTCGCCGGCGCGAGCTCGCCGATGACCAAGGTCGGAGGCCGCGCCTCGACCGCGCCGGAGAGATACGCGCCGACGACCTGCTCGCCCATTTGCGGATGTACGAGCAGCGGTTGCCCGAATGCCTGCGTGAAGATCTGCGAAACCAGCGGCGACTGGGACCTGCCCAGAAGTCGCGCCAACAGGTTCCATTTACTGGTCGGCTTGGTCATTGTTCCCTTCCTGCGGCGCACTCGCCTTCGATGGGGCCGACTTGCTCTGCCGGCCGTCGCTGTCATGCTGCAACCCGAGTTTGTCGGCGCGCTCGTTGTCGCGCTTCTGCTGCAGGTCGGTTTCTTCGGGGTCGTTACCCTGCCCCAGGATCACGTCGCTTCGGGGCTTGAATCCCGCGCGCACTGCCTTCGTCTCGGCATCCACGTCCTGCACCGGGTGGCTCCACGGCCAGCCCTGCGGGACCCACTGCGCCGCCGTGACCTCGTCGCGCAACTCGGCGTAGTTCGGAACAACGATCTTCCCGGCGAGCACGCCAGCGTCGAACCAGGCCTCGCGCACAAGCTGGCAGAACCGCGGGATCATGTAGAGCCACTGATCCATCTCGATCAACCGGCGGAATTCGTTGAGCACCAGCTTCAGCGCGCGATCGCTGATGTCCTTCAGGTCGCCGGTCAGCACCTCGAGCGGAATTCCTGCGCGGGCGCAGAACGCCATCAGCTCGGTGCGAACGAAGTCGGCGTAGTCGTTGCCGGCGCCGGGCGGCGACGAAAACTTGACGTCCCATCCTTCCGGCAGCTCCTGCATCGTTGCGGGCTCGAGGCCCGCGATCGGCGTGTCGTCTTCATCTACGCCGGCCTTTGACTCTTCCAAGATGCTGTCGTTGGCCGCGGCCGGCGGCCGCGTGTAGAAGCCAGCGAATAGGTTCTGGATCGCCTGGCGCTCCGCGACGTTGTCGCGCGTCGTCGCCAGCGTGTTGATCAGCACGAGCACCGCTTGACAGCGCGGAATGCCCCGAATCTGTCCAGCACGCAGCGGCCGATAGAGATGGATCACCTGCTCGGCCGGGACGCGCACGAGCTCGTTGCCGCGCGCGTCCATCCAGGTTACGTCGCCAGGGTGCGAGCGGTACATCCAGTAGGCGACCCGCTTCCCGATAGAGCTGAACTCGATCCCTTGTCGAATCGCGTTGCCGTTGCTCGCCGTGCCGTAGTAGTCGCGCGGGCACTGCTCGGATTCGATGAGTTGGACCTGCATCGGCACCGGTAGCCCATCTGTCGGACGCCGGGCCCGGATACGTGCGAACACCTCGCCTGCCTCGTCCCACTCCGTCCACGCAAGCTGCTGCTGACCGTAGAACGTCGAGACGCCGTCGGCGTCCATGTATTTGATCTGCGCGAGCCATAGCGCGTCGACGAGGGCACGGAACTCCGGAGTGCCCCAAACCTGCTTAGCCTGGATGCCGACGCCGACGCCGTTCGCGGCGCGCTTCTCGATCGCTGCACCGACCCACGCGTTGTTGCGCACGGCGTCGCGCATGCGCGCAAGAACCGTCCCCACGTTGCCGGCGGAGTTCGGCCCGGACATCGGCGGACGCCAATGCTTGAGGCGCCGGCCATGACCGCCTGCGCGCAGCTCTTCCTGGCTCACGTGAGGCCATCTCCGGTTTGCACGACGCGGTAGGTTCGCCGGCGCTTCGCGCCGCCGTTCTTCTGCTGCGCGATCTCTTCGAGCAGCTGAGCGATGTACTTGTCCAGCGCCGCCATGTCGGCCGCGTTGTACGTGAGTCGGCGGTCGCCATGCTGAAAGCTGACCATGAGGACGCCGGTGCTCAGCTTGTGCCGCGCGACGTAGGCCTGTTCGAGCCAGGTCTGCAGTTGAGATTCGGTCGGCATCAGCGCCCCAGGTATTTGCTTGCAGCGCGCCGAAGCTTCTTTTTCGGCACGACGCGAATCTCCGGCTCGACATCGGGCCGGCGTATTTCAGGGTTCGAATCCCAGGGCAACGCCCAAGCGGGCGGCCGCTCCCAGTTGATCTGTTCAGCCTTGAGCAGCAGGCAGTTGGCCGAGTTGTAAACCTCGAGGTCGAACGACTCGTTCGGCGCCGAGTTCGGGTTTTCCCAGCGCTTCGCGCCTCGGGACTCCGCGGTCAGCTCCTCGAAGAAGCTCCGCGGCAGCCACGTCGGGAAGTGGTAGTAGCCCGGCCCTGGCGTCTCTCGCTTCAGGTTTGCGCTGACCGCATCCTTCAGGATCGTGGTGTTGATGAAGATCACCGGCACATCACCGGACGCACTGGTCTTGCTGTCCTTGCGTCTGCGCGTGTCCGGGAAGCGCTCCTCGATGCGAGGGGCGTTGTCGGAACTCGCGCCGCGCACCAGTCGCACGTTGCGGTGCAGTTGCCTTACCTTCAGAGATCGCCAGAACTGATAGCCGCGCTCGGTGACGCCATCCTCGCCGCCGCAGTCAATCGCGACGCGAAGGATCGGCATCGTCCGACCCGACCCGTCGGCAAGCGCGTACCGGCGCGTGATCACCTTGTCGATCAGACGATCCCAGTCTTCCGCGTAGGCCGCTGGGCTGATTCGAAGGAAGCCGCCTTTCCCGTCGTCGCGCCGCGATGATCGCAGCGTGTATCGATCGACGATCCAGCGCTCGTTGTTCGGACCGACGCCGGTCACCTGCACAACGAAACCGGCGCGCTTGCCGGCCTGCACGTCCACCGACGCGACGAGGAAGCGGACGCCGTTCGGCACGAGGTCCGCCACCCATTCCGGGGCTATTTCCGCTTCGGCCTTGGTGCGCTCCTGCAGCGCGTGAGCATCGCGCTCTTCGCGCCCAGTCAGCGGCTTGAACGGCATCGCCTGGTCGACATTGCAGGTCGACTTGAGCGGCTTCTGCTCGCCGGTCTGCGCGTACTGCCGCACGGCCTGGAAGTAGCGCTCAACGAGCGACACCCAACTCTGGTAGCCAGCCGCCGCGCCGCCGAGCCAGAAGCTCGCGGTTCGCGATCGCAGCAGCGCGCCGGTCACGGATCCGTCCGGCCACATCTTCTGGCCTTCACCGACCCAGCGCCCGCGCTGGTTCATGCCGTCCTTGTACTTGCCGTCGATGCCGACGCCGCAGTGCGGGCAATACGCGTACTGGAACCGCTCGGCCAGAACCAGCGGATCCTCGACGAGCACGCGCTCGATCAGTTCCTCGATCGGTGGCACCTTGAACAACGAGAGCCCAGGCGCGGCTTCGAACGGCTCCCGGCATTCCGGGCACGGCCAATGCCACCGGCGCCGATCGCCGCGGTTGTACAGACTCAGAATTCCGTCTACCGGCGGCGCCTCGTGCGGCGTCTTCGGCGACCAAGCCTTCACCCAGTCCTTCGCCGGGCTCGACTCCGCAATCGCGATTCCGCTAGAGCCGAACGTCTGGATACGCTTCAGCAGCAAGCCCCACAACTCGTCGATCGACAGATCGCCGGTCATGTTCGCCGGTCATG